GTGGCCGCAGTCGATCGACCAGGCCGCGCTCTGTCTGCGCTACGGCGCGATGTTCGAGGAGAAGGTCTGGGACGACCTGACGACATGGGTCGACGACGAGGGCGGCGAGCATCCGATCCGGCCGATCCAACGCCTCGCCCCACGCAAGCCACGCACGATCCGCGAAGTGCTCTTCGACAAGGGCCGCGTCTCCGAGATCACGCAGAACCTGATGAACGTGCAGCCGATCCCCGGCCACAAGCTGTGCCACTACCAGCTATCGCCGGAGCCGGGCCGCTGGGACGGCGTGAGCCTGCTCCGTGCGGCGTGGGGCCCGTGGATTCTGAAGCGCGACCTGATGATCGCGGCCGGCATCGCATGGGACCGCTGGGCCGCGGGCTTCCCTGTCGTCCGCTACCCGAAGAACGGCGGCCAGGCAGCACTCGACAAGGCGGAAGAGCTCGGACGCGCTGTGCGCGGCCACGAGCACGCCTACGCGGCGTTCGAAGGCGCACCCCCGACCGAGTTGAACGGCGGCGACGGCTGGTCGATCGACATCCAGGGCGGCGCCGGAATCCTTCCCGACCCGACGCCGCTGATGATGCGGTACGAGCTTGCGATCTACGGGGCCGGACTGATGCAGTGGATGAACCTCGGCCACGCACAGACCGGGGCGCGCGCGACCGCGCAGCTGCAGGATGAGCCGTTCTACGTGTTCCTCGAGGCGTTCGCCGGCGACATCGCCCTCGAGCGGTCGCGGCAGGTGTTCCGGCAGTGGGTCGACGTCAACTACGGGACGCAGTTCGCGCTGCCGAAGCTGACGGTGTCGAAGATCCAGAGCGAGGACATCGAGAAGTTCGCGCGCGTGTTGGCGGAGCTGAAGACGGCCGGTTTCAACCTCTCCTACCGCGAGCTTCAGGACTACGTGATGCAGCTCGCGCACCTTCCCGAGATGCCCGAGAGCGTCGACCCGGTGCCGCCACCGGCTGAGGGGTCGGGGCTTCCGGCGTTGGATGCTGCGACCGCCGCCGCGCTTCCGGCTCCGGCGGCGTGACCACCCGCCAGATAGACCACGCTCGCATCGAGCAGCGGATCGGCCGGCACCTCACCGCCGCCGAGAAGCACGTCGACGTCGAAGCGATCGACGCTCTCCTCAACCAGGCGAAGGACGATCTGGACGCGGCGATCCAAGCCGAGCAGCAACGGTTGGGGCGTGCGCTCGCGCAGGGCTACACAAGCGGGATGCGCGTCACAGACGACATGCTCGCCATCCTCCGCAGGCTCAGAGAGGCAGGGCAGGCGCACGCGTTGGCGGAGCTAGCGTCGATGGGGTATCCGCGGCGAGCGTTCGCGGTGCCAGCACAACCACCCGGCACACCCACGCCGCGGCCCGTGCTGACTATCCTGACCGACGCCGACGCGGAAGCCATCCTTCGGCTACGCCTACGCGCCCTCACCACCAAGATCCATGAGGACGCGCTCGGCGGCGACCTCTCCAGCGTCGCGATCACCGCGATCGAGAAAGCCGTCGTCAAGGTGCTCGGCGCACGGTCGATCGCCGCCGACCTGGTAGCGCCCGCGTTCGATGCGGGACTCGGCCAGACGTTCGAGGCGCACGCCGACCTCGTCGCCGGGTGGCAGGTCTCAGAGATCCTCGACGGTTCGACGTGTGATCCGTGCGCGGCGAGCGACGGCGACATCTACGACTCGTGGGAGGCGATCCAGGAGGTGTTGCCGAACGGGGGGCCGAACGTCAACTGTCTCGGCGGTGATCGGTGTCGCGGGCGTGCGGTGCCGGTGCCGCCGGAGTAGAATCGGGGCATGGACGACCTCACTCTCGAAGAGGCAGCGGCGATCATCGGGCGAGATCTTGCCCTCGCGGTTGAGGCGGCACCGAAGATGGCAGCTGGCTTCCGCAGCGCCGCCACCGCGCTGAACGATCCCGATATTCGGTGCGCGATCGACGAGGGCCGAACGCTCGACGCGCAGCGGATGCTGCTCGCGCTCACCGAGTAGCTTGAATCCGGTGCCCGTCTACGTCTACGCGTGGGGCAACAATCCGCGCCGCTCTGAGTTGAAGGGACGACGCTGCGTGATCGAAGCGAGCGGGACGATGGGGACGTGTCTCGTTCGCTTCCTCGACACCGGTGACCGCGTGACGACGAGCAGGCGCGCGCTCCGGCGAACCTAGTTCGTGCCCTTTGACGTTCACCTGACCGGCGATGACGCGTACCGTCGCAAGCTCGCCGAGTTCGAGCTCTTCCTCCATGACCTCCGCTCGTTCTGGCCCATGCTCGTCCCCATCGTGCACGGCTGGATGGGCGCGCAGTTCGCGACGGAAGGCTCATGGGGCGGCCAACGCTGGCACGCTCTCTCACCAGCCTACGCCGTCGAGAAAGCACGCTCCCATCCAGGACGGACGATCCTGATTCGGGACGGCGACCTTCGGCAGGCGGCCTCAAGGATGCGCCGCGAAGCCTCGCCGCGGACGTTGGTCATGTGGATCGATTCGCCGCTCGCACCGATCCACCAGGAGGGCGGCGCGAACCTCCCTGCCCGTCCGCTCATTCCCTCGCCGCTGCCGCAGTCGGCGCTCCGCGAGGTCGACGAGGCGGCCGATGTCTACGTCTCGACCTTGGTCAGGCGGCTCGGCCTTTAATCCGCCGGATCACGGGCTCGTCGAACCGCCAGTGGCACGACTTGCATAGCTCCGCATAGTCGTCGCGGTTGCGCGTGTGCGGCTCAGGGTGGCGTTTGAAGGCGTAGTCCGTCTTGCCTTCTGCTCCGCATTCCTCGCAGACGCCGGTCTTTGGACAATTGCGGAGCAGCCACATGTGCAGTGCGTTGTAGCCTGCATCATCGCCTCGCCAACGGCGTGTGTGGTTTCGGCGTAGCGTCTCGCTCGTCTTCTTTCGCGTCTCAGCGGAGCGTTTGGTGCCGCGCACGTTGTGTCCTGGGAGGAAGCGCACATGCTCGCCAGCAACGTGGCCTCTATGACGCGCCCCAGACTTGGCGATGGGCGCTGCTTTGCCGCATCCGCACATGCACAAGCCCGACGGGTTGGGCGGCGCGTCCCTGATCGGGTGTTGGTTGTGGCCAGGCACGAACCGCACCGCTTCGCCTCTTACGTAGCCACGAGACCTGTTAGTCCTGGTTGCGATCGGCGCGGGCTGACCGCAGCCGCACTCGCATAGCTTAGGATCTGACTGCTTCAAGGGTCACTCCTTGGAGTCGAGGGGGCGGGCCGACTGGTATCGGTGCCGCCCTCATTCTACTGCTGCGCTCGCGCCGAACCTAGTCTGCGCCGTGGAGCAGTTGGTAGCTCGCCGCCTTCATGTGGCGGAGGTCGCGGGTTCGAGGCCCGCCGGCGCATCTCGGGCCTGACCGTTTCAAGGAATGGACGGGTCCGGCCGGGGCGTTGCGCGCCACAGCTTCACCGCTGTGGAAGGCGGGCGTCCCCGGCGCTGCCCTAGGACGAACCTAGGTTGTGGATCTCTTCGCCCCTCGCATCAAGACAACGCTTGCGAGCCTGCGCGCGAACCTGCCGGCCCGCATCGCCGTCTTCAACGCGGAGGCCGGCATCCAACTCGCGGTGCCGGCCGACGACGCGGGCGCGCTCTCCCCGCCACGCCCGGGCCTCGGCTACGTGTTCGGCGGCCTCCCTCACATCGGCGCGGGCGAGTACCCGAAGATCGAAGTGTCGATCCCAGACGCGGCCGTCGAGAATCTCTCGCTCGCGCACGTCGAAGGCGACCTCTCCTCGTCGCTCGTCGTCGCGGTCTGGGCCGGCCGCACCAGCGGCGAGGACTTCCCGACCGTGTACGAGAAGGTTTTGGGATACACGAGGTGCATCACCGAAGTGCTGCTCGTGCCCGGCGCGATCTATCCCTCCGAGACCGTCGATCGCGTGAGGTACGCGTTCGCCGCGAATCCTGACCGTAGAGAGCGCGACGAGATGGAGACGTTCACGTTCGGCGGGTTCCTCTTCTTCACCACCGACGGGGTCGCGGCGCGGCCCTAGCCCAGTCGGCCGAATCTAGTTCGTGCCCGAGCTTCAGACCGTCGATCTTCCCGCCGTCGAGATCCTGTCGACCGGCGGCCCCGTGCGCGGCATCGGCTCCCCGGCCGGTGGCGACTTCTATAGCCGCGCCGACCTGGAGACGATCGCCGAGGCGAGCCGCGAGCTTGCCGCCGAGATCAAGGCTCCGATGAAGATCGGCCACTCGGACGCGCAGACGCTCTTGCAGAACAGCGGCCTGCCCGCACCATCGCCGGGCGAGCATCCCGCGGTCGGCTGGCTCGACGGTGCGACGGCGCGCGTGATCGACGGCGAGAACGGTGTCGAAGCCGTGCTCGTCATGGACGCGAAGAGTGTGCCGCGCGCGTTCTCCGAGCTCATCACGGCGGGCGCGTACCGGACCCGCTCGAGCGAGCTTCGGCGCGCGACATCGCAGGTGACCGGGAAGACGTACGAGTGGGTGATCTCTGGTCTCGCGTGGCTCGGCGCGAAGCTGCCGGCCGTGCAGACGCTCGCCGATGTCGTCGCGTTGTACGAGTCGGCCGAGATCGAGCACACCGACGACGTGCGCGCCTACGTCGTCTATGCGGCACCCGCAGTCGGCGCGGTCGTGTGGGCGCCCGACTCCTCGTTCCAGTCGCTCCGCGATGACGTGTCCGAGGCGCTCAACGGTGTCCCGACCGGAGGCATGAACGAGCCGCGTTTCTGGGTGTGCGACATCGACCTCGCAGGTTCGCGCGCGCTCGTCGAGACGTACTACGACGACACGAACGACGGGTACGTCGTGCCGTTCTCGCGCACCGCGGACGGGTCTGTGACGGTTGCTCCGTCGAGCGATTGGACGCCCGTTGAGCAGGGCTGGGTGGCGGCTGCGAAGGAGTACGCGACGAAGGACGCGGACGTTTTCCAGCGACGCGCCGAATCTAGGTCGATGGAGATCACGCTTACCGACGAGCAGGCCGCCAAGGTTCGCGAGACCCTCGCGATCGAGGGCGACGCACCGCTCACCCCGGAGCTGATCACCGCCGCAGCCGAGACGCGCGCGAACGAGCTTGCCGCAGCGAAGACCGCCGCCGACGAGGCCGCCGCGAAGCTCAACGAGGCTGGCGACACCGAGCAGCGCGTCGTGAAGCTCGAAGCCGACCTGGCCGCGGAGAAGACCAAGCGGTTCGAGTCCGAGCGTGACGCCGACATCAAGGAAGCGCTCCGCACGCGCATCGACCCGGCCGACGTCGAGAAGTGGGAGAAGCGGTACGAGTCCCTCGGCGCCGAGGCCGCACGCGAGCTTCTGTTCGAGCTCCCCGCCGTCCGGGACGACCTCCGCACCTACGGGTCGGACGAGCATGGCGGCGACGAGGACGAAGCACTCGCGAAGTCCTACGAGGCCGAGATCGCTCAGAGCACCGGAACGGCCGTGGAGGCGCTGATCTAATGGCGATCACCGGCAGCAAGCAGCCCGTCTTCTGGCCCGGCTCAAAGCTCTCGTTCAAGTCGGGTGCCGCGATCACCGCGGGCCGTCTCGTCGAGATCACCGGCGTCGAGACCGTGTCGATGGCCGCCGCGAACTCGCAGAAGGTCGTCGGTGTCGCGATGCAGTCCTGCGACGCGGTCGGCGACATCATCGAAGTGCAGGTGCTCGGCTACGTGTTCACGCTCGTCGCCGCAGGCGCAGTCACCGCGGGTGACGAACTCTCCGTCGGCGCTGTCGCCGGAACCGTGTCGACGCAGCCCGCAGCCGCAGCCGCGACGCTCGCCGACATCAACAAGGCCCGCTCCGTGCTCGGCATCGCGCTCGACACGGCGATCGACACGGCCACCCTCCGAGTCCTGGTGAGTAGGGCCTAATGCCACAGGCAGGCGGATCCCCCACTCTTACCGTCCAGGTTCTCCTGAACCAGCCGACGCTGCTCTCACGCGAGCTGGTCAACCTGGTCTACAAGCGCCTCATCGCGGACAAGCTGTTCGTCCGCGGCTCAGCGCAGCAGGTCGCCGGCGGCGCGATGCGCTTCCAGCAGACCGAGTCGATCTTCGTCGACGACGACCCCGACGAGATCGCGGAGGGCGCAGACTTCCCGATCACCGACTGGTCGGAAGCCGTCAAGACCGCCCTGGTGCGCCAGTTCGGCTTCGGTGTCCGGATCACGAACCTCGCGATCCGCCGCAACCAGCGCGACATGGTGACGCGCGGCCAGCGGAAGCTCGCGAACCGGATCGTCAAGTTCATCGACAAGCAGGCGATGCTCCTTCTCGAGGACGCGGGCGCCGTGAACGGCGTCAACACGCAGACCTCAGGTGCGGTGTGGACGACGGCGGGCACCGACATCATCGCGGAGATCGGGAAGGCGCAGGAGACGATCGAGCTTCTCGACAACGGCTACAACGGCTTCTCGGGGGCGACGCTGATCCTGCACACGAACATGCGCGACGCGCTCCTCAACAACACGTCGCTGCGGGCAGCACTGCCGCGCGAGAACCTTTCCGGCCAGATCCAGTCCGGCACGCTCGCCCCGTTCCTCGGGCTCAAGGAGATCCTCTTCACGCCGCAGATCACCGCGACGAAGGCAATCCTGATGGACACGAGCATTGCGGGCACGATCGCCGACGAGATCCCGGATCCGACGGAGAAGTGGACGTCGTACGATCCAGGCCCCGGCTTCTCCCCGATCTACGTCAAGGTCGAGGACGACGGCAAGCCGGCCGTGCACAAGCGGATCTACGCAGGCCGCTGGCCCGCGATGGCTCTTCCGGAGCCGAAGGCCATCGTCCGAATCGACACGGTCGCGTGATGGCTGAGACGCCGCTGCACAAGTACGTGGTTGCGGGTGTCGACGTGTTTCGGTGGACGGACACAGACGGTGTCGTGCAGGAAGCCGAGCGCGGCGACACGGTCGAGATCACCGACGCGGAAGCGAAGCGTCACGATCACGGTACGGTCGTGAAGGCGGGAAACTCCGGCGCCTCCTCGGGAGGCTGGCCGACGACGCACGATGACCTCGACGCGCTCGCCGAGGGTGTCGACGGGATCACGATCGACGAGCGCACGGGCAACCGCAAGACCACGACGTGGAACACGGGCACGATCAAGACGCCGGCCGAGAAGACCGAGACTCTGATCTTGGCGGGCGTCAACGAGCCCGAGCCTCTCCCCACGCCTGACGACGAGTAACCAGGCAGGCCCGCTGTGGCCTACGCCCTCCTCGCAGATGTGAAGGCTCGCGCGGGCGCGCTCTCCGGCTCCTGGGATGCCGCGACGAAGCCGTCCGACGGGGACATCACCGGGTTCCTCGGCAACATCTCGGACGAGATCAACGCGATCATCGCCGCGCGCGGCCTCTCGCTCCCGGTCGCAGGCTCGGCGGCGGCGCTCGCGCTCGCAGGCATGAACACCGACGGCGCGCTCATCCTCGCGCTGGAGGCGACGTTCCCGGAAGGATCGGGTCCGTCGTCGGCAGGGAAGACGCTCGACGACGCGCGCGACCGCTACAAGGAGTCGTACGACCAGCTCGTCGCGGGGACGCTGCCGGCGCTCGCTCTTCTCGAGTCGGGAGCGTCTGCACCGTCGGCGTCCTCGTTCTGGCAGCAGGAGGGCGACAGCTTCGGGACGTTGAGCACGCCGGACGCGCGCGACGCGAACCCGTTCACGTCGGCCGGCCCGGTCGGACGCGGGCAGCGGTTCTAGCCGTCATGGGCCTTGCAGCCGAATCTAGAACGATGGCAACTCAGCCCAAGGTGAAGGCGCTCGTGCTCGACGCGGACGCGGCCGGATACTCGGGCGGCGAGGCCGTCCACTTCGGCGGCTTCCCCGGTGTCTGGGCGCCCGGCCAGCCGATCGCGATCACAGAGCTCGGCTTCGACTCGGAGCGCGACGCGCGCGACGCCGTGAAGGCGCTCGAACTGCCGCTCCGCGAAGTCTCCGTCGATGCCGGTAGCGCGCCGATGCCGGAGCGTTCGAACCATCACGTCTCCGAGGCCGACGCTGCAACCGCCCCGACCTCCGAGGCCGAGGCCACGGCCGAGCATGAAGCGGCAGAGCCGAAGATCGGGGGCGCTGAGTAATGGCTGCCGTCGACTTCGCCCAGCTCAACCTCGAAGAGTCGCCGATCTACGAGTCGCAGATCGGTGTCGGCGTGACGCCGTACCGGATCGCGACCGAGACGCTCTACCTGCCGGTCACCGCCGCGAACATCGAAGCGAACCCGGCCTACAAGGACCGCTCCGACGAGCTTCGCAGCATCGCGGGCGCTGTCCCGAAGATCATCGAGTCGTACGCCCCGGCCGGTCAGATCGCGGAGAACTGCTACGTCCACGACCTGACGTGGCTCCTCGAGCTGGCGGGGTTCGCTGGCACGTTCACCGCGGGCGGCGCGGTCGTGACGGGCCCGGAGCAGACGACCGCGACGGGCGTCAACGCGCTCAACTCGGCTGTCCTGAACGTCGGCGACACGTCGGGCTTCCCTGCGGCCGGCACGTTCATCCTTGGCGGCGTCGCAACGACGTACACCGGGAAGACGGCGACGTCTTTCACGGGCTGCTCGAACCACGTCGCGACGACCGGCGGCGAGGTCATCAACGACAACGTGCCGGCTGGCGCATCGAAGTGGGTGTTCGCGAAGCGGACAGGCATCAACGCGCGGACGGCGCAGATCATCACGAACTACGCCGACGAGGCGATGAAGAAGCAGGGCAACGGCTTCGCGGTTTCGCAGCTCGGCCTGACCGCCGACGGTGCGCTCTCGGCCGACCTGATGGGCCTCGTTCTGAAGCGGCTCGCCGTCGACACGACGACCGTCCCGACGTACGCGACCTCGGCGATCCCGCCGGTGCGGCGCGGCGACCTCTCCCTTTCCTGGCTCGGCGGCGGCGGCGTCCCCGCAGACTTCTCTCTCGCGATCGCGAACGGGCTCGCCCCCGTGCGCACGCTCTCGATCACGCCCCCGTCGAACTACCCGGACGCGATGGAGTTCGGCGACGACCAGGTGAAGGTCTCGGGCTCGATCCCGAAGCGCGTCCTCGCGTCCGCCGACTATGACGCCCTGATGGCCGCGACCACGTTCTCGGCGCGCGCACGCTTCAAGACGGCGAAGGTCATCGGCGCCACCACGTACGCGTACACCGTCGTGATCGAGATGCCGGCCTGCCAGTACGTCGGCGGCTCCGCAGACCCGCTCGGCAACAAGCGGCGTTTCGGCGCGAGCTTCGACTTCGAGGCCGCCTACGACGAGACGACCGGGCGGGATGTCCGGATCACGCTCGTCAACGACGTGACCGCGCTCGGCGTCTCCGTCGGCCTGCCGTTCTGATGGACGACGCGTTCTCGCTCGAGAACTTCGCGCCCGCCCTGACCACGAAGTTTCGCCTCGCGAAGCATCCCGGCGTCGTGTTCGAGGTCGACGGCGACCCCGACACCGCCGACGTCG